GTTTTAATTGAGAAAAAAGCCTCTGGTGCACCGCTAATTTATGATCTGCGAGCGATGGGAATTCCAGTACAAGAGTACACACCGTCTAAAGGACAAGACAAAATCGCCCGTTTGAACTCAGTATCGGACATAATTGCGTCTGGAAAGGTCTGGGTTCCTAAGACCAGATGGGCTGAAGAATTAGTGGATGAAATTGCGGCGTTTCCCTCCGGCGAGCATGATGACTTGGTGGATGCTACTACGCTTGCGCTGATGAGGTTTAGACAAGGCGGGTTCTTGCGTCTTCCAATAGACGAGCCCGAAGACGTTAAATGGTTCAAAGGTCGCCGTATGAACGAGCGATATTACACAGTTTAAGGATTAATTATGGCAATAGACAAAGGCCCTTATCAGGCTCCTCAAGGCATAGGCGCAGCGGTCAGTGATGTTCCCGATTTAGAGATTGAGATTGAAGACCCAGAGGCGCTCAAGATTCATGCAGGTGACATTGAAATTGATTTGGTTCCTAGAAAGAACGAGAACGGCGGCACAGAAAAGTTTGACGACAACTTAGCTGAGTATGTAGAAGAGGGTGTGCTAGAAACGCTAGGTGCTGATCTGGTCGGGGACTTTGACAAGGACATGCAAGACCGCCGTGAGTGGATACAGACGTATGTAGAAGGACTGAAGTTACTGGGCCTAAAGTACGAAGAGCGTACCGAGCCTTGGCAAGGTGCTTGTGGTGTGTTCCACCCCATGCTGACAGAGTCAGTAGTTAGGTTCCAGTCAGAGGCCATGATGGAGACATTCCCAGCGATGGGTCCTGTCAAGACAAAAATTATTGGCGAAGAAAATTTGCAAACTGAAGAAGCGGCGATCAGAGTTCAAGACGATATGAACTACGAGTTGACCGAGGTGATGACGGAGTACCGCCTAGAGCATGAGAAGTTACTTTGGGCGTTGCCACTTGCAGGTTCTGCGTTCAAGAAAGTTTACTTTGATAACATCAAAGGTCGCCAAGTTGCGATGTTCATCCCTGCTGAGGACATCGTAGTACCGTACGGAGCGTCAAGCCTAGAGAATGCCGAGCGGATCACACACGTGATGCGTAAGACTGAGAACGAGGTTAGGAAGCTGCAAGAGTCGGGCTTTTATAGCAACGTAGAGTTGGGCGAGCCAAACGGTGAACTAGACGACATTGAGAAGCAAAAAGCGGAAGAACAAGGCGTCATCGCCATGACGGACGACAGGTTCCGTATCCTTGAGATGCACGTTGACTTAGACTTGCATGGGTTCGAGCACAAAAATAAGAAGGGTGAGAACACTGGGATTGCACTGCCGTACATCGTAACGATTGAAAAATCAAGCCATAAAATTTTGTCTATTAGACGCAACTGGCTAGAAAAAGACAAGCTGCACATCAAGCGCCAGCACTTTGTTCACTACCAGTACATCCCCGGCTTTGGGTTCTACGGCTACGGTCTGATCCACTTGATTGGTGGGTATGCCAAATCAGCCACGATGATTATGCGTCAGTTGGTAGACGCTGGTACGCTGAGTAACTTGCCCGGTGGACTTAAAGCCAGAGGCTTGCGTGTTAAGGGNGACGATACACCGATCTCTCCCGGAGAGTTCAGNGATGTGGACGTGCCAAGCGGTTCTATCCGTGACAACATTTTGCCCCTGCCATACAAAGAGCCAAGCCAAGTTNTNTTTGCGCTCTTCCAAAACATCGTGCAAGAAGGTCGTGCGTTTGCGTCCAGTGGCGACATTAAAGTCAGCGATATGTCCAGCCAAGCTCCAGTGGGTACGACACTGGCAATCCTTGAGCGTACGCTCAAAGTGATGACGGCAGTTCAGTCTCGCTTGCACTTTGCGATGAAGATTGAGTTCAAACTGCTCAAGGAAATCATTGCGGACAACACACCAGATGAGTACGACTACGTGCCAGAAGAAGGTACGAAATCAGCCAAGAAGGCTGACTATCACTTGGTGGACTTGGTTCCTGTTAGTGATCCTAACGCAGCCACAATGGCTCAGAAGATTACGCAGTACCAAGCGGTTCTCCAGCTTGCACAAACTGCGCCGCAGCTTTATAACTTACCGCTCTTGCATCGCCAGATGATTGAGGTCTTGGGGGTTAAGAACGCAGCCAAGCTCGTGCCAACCGAGGACGATGAGGTTCCAACCGACCCAGTGCAGGAGAATCAGAACCTGCTCACAGGCAAACCTGTCAAGGCGTTTATCGAGCAAAACCATCAGGCGCATATCCAAGTTCACATGGCGATGGCTCAAGACCCGCATATCCAGCAAATGATGGCAAACAACCCTCAAGCGCCTCAGATACAAGCGGCAGTCATGGCTCACGTTAACGAGCACATTGCGTTTGAATACCGCAAGCAAATCGAGATGCGCATCGGTGCAACTCTGCCTAACGAGAAAGCCAACAAAGAGACAGCTCCTGATATTGCAGATCAAATCGCAGTGTTCTCAGCACAGGCGGCGCAGCAAATGCTCCAGCAAAACCAGCAGTCCGCTGCCCAGCAACAAGCTCAGCAACAAGCGCAAGACCCCATCGTTCAGATGCAGCAGCAAGAGCTTCAGCTCAAAGCGCAGGACTTGCAACTTAAAGCGGCTAAGCAGCAAGCTGATGCACAGGAGAAACAAGCTAGGTTGGCAATCGAGCAAGCAAGAATCGAAGCCCAGAAAGAAATCGCCGCTATGCAGGTAGGCGCAACCGCAGCGGCTGCAAGGGATAAGTTAGATAAATCCCACCAATTAGAACGTGAACGTATGCAGGTTAATAACCACGTAGAAGGCACACGCATGGGTGTAGATATTGCCAAGCACAAAGCGCAGATGGCTGTGCAGATGGCGCAACAACGGGCTGCTAAACAAACGCCCAAGAAAAAGGATGAATAATGGATGAATTTCGTGTGATGGGTCACATTGCGAAGAAAATTGTCGATTTACGACAAGACCAAACCAACTTCCTCGCCGGGGGAGGTGCGAAAGATTTTGCCGAATATCGGCATGTTTGCGGGGTAATCCGAGGTCTAAACCACGCAGAATCTATAGTAGACGACCTTGTGCAAAGACTGGAGAAATCTGATGACGCAATTTGACGTGAACGCTGTGGACTTGTCTGGAATCCTTAACAAGGGTTCTGAGGATAAAGCAAAACAGTTGCCCGATCCAAAAACATTTCACTTGCTGTGTGTAGTTCCCGAAGCAATGGAGGAGTACCAAGACAGTGAAGTTGGGATTATTAAGTCAAGTCAAGCCATGCACTTTGAAGAAGTACTGACCCCAGTATTATTCGTAGTGAAGATGGGCCCCGACGCATACAAAGATACAACTAGATTCCCATCTGGTCCATCTTGTGCAGAAGGTGATTTTATTATTTGCCGACCCAATTCAGGCACACGCTTGAAGATACATGGTCGTGAGTTCCGTATCATCAATGATGATTCGGTGGAGGCAGTGGTGCAAGACCCCCGTGGCATAACACGAGCATCGTAAGGAGTAACACATGGCAACACAATTTGAAGAATTTAAATTCCCTGACGAAGTTGACACAACAGTCAACAAGCCCAAGGAAGAGGACAAGTTTGAGATCGAGATAGAAGACGATACGCCCCCAGAGGATCGTGGTCGCAAGCCAATGGCGAAGCCTCCAGAAGACCCAACCGAGGATGAGTTATCTAGCTACGACGAGAAAGTCCAAGCAAGAATTAAGAAGTTCACTCGTGGATACCACGACGAGCGTAGAGCCAAAGAGGAGGCGCTTCGTGAGCGTCAAGCCGCCGAAGCCTATGCACGCCAAGTCCTAGAGGAGAACAAACGCCTTCAGCAACAGTTGGCTCATGGAAGCAAAGAGTTCATTGCTACATCTAAGTCAGCGGCAGAGATCGAGCTTGCCGCAGCTAAAGAAAAGTACATGAAAGCCTACGAGGCTGGAGACGCAAACGCTCAAGCAGAAGCGCAAGCCGCTATTGCCCAAGCCGCTCTCAAGGTAGATAAAGCCGAGAGTATGCGCCCTGTGGAGGTTGAGGAGCGGGAGTACACTCCTGCACCAACTCAATCCGATGCTCCTAAACTGCATCCACGCACACAACGTTGGGTTGACGAGAACAGCGACTGGTACGGAGTTGACGAAGAAATGACCGCATCTGCAATGGGGCTTGACAGAAAGCTCCAAAAAGAGTATGGTATGGACTTCGTGGGTACTGAAAAGTATTTCCAACTCATCGACAAAACGATGCGCAAAAGATTTCCTGAGCACTTTGAAAGTGAGCAGAGCATAGACGAACCGGAAGAAGAGGACGACAAACCTCAACGCCGTGCACAAAAACCCGCTACTGTAGTAGCTCCCGCTACCCGCAGTACGCCGCCCGGACGTATTAGACTGAAGGCATCCGAAGCCGAGATAGCTCGTAGACTTGGGGTTCCGATAGAACAATACGCAAAACAGGTTGCTTTACTTAGAAAAGGTGCTTAATCATGTCAGAAACAAAACAAAATCGCTTAGACCGTGAACTTGATACTCGTACAGTGACTAACCGTCCTGAAATGTGGAGACCCCCGGAAGTCCTCCCACAGCCCGATGCAAGACCCGGTTGGAAACACAGATATGTGAGAACTTCGATTTTGGGAGCTGCTGATCCAAGCAATATCTCTTCTAAGTTGAGGGAAGGTTACGAGCCTTGTAAGGCTAGTGATTACCCTGAGTTAATGATGCACGCATCTACCGAAGGTCGCTTTAAAGGCAACATTGAGATAGGTGGCTTAGTGTTATGTCGTATTCCTGAAGAGTTTGAGGCTCAACGTGATGCGTATTACGCAAAACAGAACCAAGCTCAGATGGAGTCTGTTGACAACAATTTCCTGCGTCAAAATGACCCTAGGATGCCTCTGTTCGCAGAACGCAAATCTGAAGTTCGCTTTGGCAAAGGTTCATAAATCTTTGGAGTTTTAAATGGCTTATCCTACCGTCTCGGCCCCTTACGGGTTCAAGCCGATCAATCTGATCGGTGGACAGGTATTTGCTGGTTCAACCCGCAACTACGCTATCCAATACGGGTATGCAACGAGCATCTTCTACGGTGATCCTGTATACACAACAAACGGTTTTATTAATATCTCAACATTGNCTACTGGTTCTTGGGCTTCTGGCACAATTCCAGTTGGTATTTTCTTGGGATGTTCTTATACCAACCCACTAACCAAGCAGAAAACATTTAGCCAATACTGGCCCGGTGGCACTCTCGCTGGCGATGCAGTAGCAATCGTTACCGATGATCCTGACACTGTGTTCAAGATGGCTGTTGTTTCCTCTGGTACAACTATCGCATCTGCTAACCAAGAACTCGTTGGATACAACTTGAAATTGGTTGCTAATACAGGTAGCACAACCACAGGTAACTCTGCATGGGCAGCTTTAGCTGATACAGCTTCTCCTGCTACAACAAGCACACTACCTATCCGTGTACTTAGTTTGGTTCCTGATACAGCTTACGCTTATTCAGGTGTTGGTAGCTCAAGCTCTACAACAGTAACTTTGACAACAGGCGTTAGCGGTAACGTGTTGGCTGGTGCTGATGTTCAGTATTTGGCTTCTGGTGTTCCTGTTCAGACTGGCTCCTTTGTAACCTCTGCGGTTTCAGCAGGCGGCACATCTGCAACATTAAACGCAGCCGTATCCGTCCCCGGTGGTATTACCGCTATTCCTAGCGCTTCTACCGTCAATTTCATTAACTATCCAGAAATTCTTGTGAAGATCAACTTTGGTCAACACATTTATTACGCTGGTGCGGCTAACGCTTAATTAAGGAGCACATAAATGGCTATTTCACGCGCACAACTATTGAAAGAGCTGCTCCCCGGCTTGAACGCATTGTTCGGGTTAGAGTATGCACGTTACGGCGAAGAGCACAAAGAAATCTACGAAACAGAGACTTCTGAGCGTTCTTTTGAAGAAGAGACAAAACTGTCTGGTTTCTCAGCAGCACCAGTCAAAAACGAGGGTTCAGCCATCGCTTATGACAATGCTCAAGAGGCATGGACAACTCGCTATAACCACGAAACTATTGCTCTTGGTTTCTCAATCACCGAAGAGGCGATTGAAGATAACTTGTACGACAGCTTGTCTGCTCGTTACACAAAGGGCTTGGCTCGTGCTATGGCATACACCAAACAAGTTAAGGCAGCTTCCGTTCTCAACAACGGTTTCTCCGGCGCTTATGTTGGTGGTGACGGCGTCTCTTTATTCAGCTCTGCTCACCCCTTGGTGAACGGCGGTACTAACGCCAACACTCCTTCTACTCCTGCTGACTTGAACGAAACTGCCCTTGAAAATGCAGTTATCCAGATCGCAGCTTGGACAGATGAGCGTGGTTTATTGATCGCTGCTAAACCCAAGAAGTTGATTGTTCCCCCAGCACTTATGTTCGTTGCAACTCGTTTGCTCGAGACAGAACTCCGTGTTGGTACAAACAACAACGACATCAATGCAATCAAGAACAACGGCGCAGTTCCAGAGGGTTACACAGTTAACCACTTCTTGACAGCACCTAACGCTTGGTTCTTGACAACTGACGTACCAAACGGACTTAAACACTTCGTTCGTACTCCTTTGCAGAACTCAATGGATGGAGACTTCGATAC